ATGCTGCCGATTAACAGAAAGGGCTTGCACCCGTATGATATGGTTAACAGGGCTTTTGTGTTGGCGTTTTCCAACGATCCTGTGCCGATATCGATTGATAGTCAGGACAGGCGCTGGTTTTGCGTATGGTCACACGCGCCGCGTATGGATGCAGACAAGGCGCGCGAACTATGGAACTGGTACCGTAATGGCGGCTTCGCAGCAATTGCCGGATGGTTGCACGCCCGTGACGTGTCAGCGTTTAACCCTGCCGCTGCGCCCGCATGGACTGAATTCAAGGCCAATTTGGTCGAACACGGTATGAGCATGGCGGAATCGTATTTGGTAGACATGATACGCGCGCGTCAAGGCGAGTTTGCTAAAGGCGTGGTGGGTTCACCGTTCTATTCGCTGTGTGACCGTGTGGCAGGTAGTGCGCCCTCCGGCGTGAAGATACCCCAGGCCGCGTTATTGCACGCGCTTAGGGAGGCCGGATGGGTAGATATGGGGCGCATTGCCAGCAGTGACCTGCCCACCAAAAAGCATATATTTTGTATGCCGTCGTTGGCAGGGCGCACCAGGTCTGAACTGCGTAGGATGGTAGAAGAAACGCCGCCGCCGCGTATGGCAATTGTGAAATAGAAAACGCCCCGGTTAAGGGGCGTTTTTTATAAGTCTAGCAGTTTGATTATCAGGCGTGCTATCAATAACGCCACGAGTACGAGTATCATAATGACAGCACCAGCACGAGAAACAGATACAAGCCGACGAATGATGCGGCAAGAGATACCGCGAACCGGATCACTTCGCCCATGCTGGCACGCCGGGATGCGGCAAAAATTCAGCATCAACGCGCTGCGGCATAATGACACCGATAGCGGCATGGCCGGGTATCGTGACTAGTGCGCCAGACGTGCCATTGTGATGGATAATCGGGTTATTGTCTTTGTTACCCGTCAGCAATCGCGCCACATCACCAAAACTGCTCAGGTATTCAGCGTTAAATTGACCGGGCGCGCCGCTGGCAGATTGCGGTAGCACTTTGCGCCAATCGGGATACTTGGCATCCATTACCGTTCCCGTTGCGGTAGTGATACCCGTGAGAGTAAATTGTGTTGGTGCCTGTACGGTCACGCCGGAGCGCGCAGGATCGGGTACTGGCGCCGGTTTCGTGATGGTCAGTTCGAGCGGCAAGGTAACGCGTCCGGCCTTGCACGGTTTAATGGCCGCGATACTCTCGCGCGGTATGATGTATTCGCCGGGCATGGCATCGGTCACATCATCGGCAGGGACGGCGAGCAAACGGTGTCCATCGCACGCCACCAATGCCGTACCCTTATCGGTAACGTCAACGCATACGCTCTTCAGGTAGTAGCGTATGTCATCCTTAGCGGCAATAATCAGTAACGCTTTAAGGGTTTCGTGCGTGATTTTGATTTTCATTTTACTGTCTCCTGTATTGGATTGTGATGCTTGGCGCATCCTACTGCGCCCACAGGGGCGCAGATAGATACGTCATGCGTTAATTAAGTTTGCCGTAGCGGTTTCAATGTCTGTAACACGCTTCGCCCACTTGCGCGCTTCGCGGTCGAGTTTCGCGCGGTAATGGGCTAATTGGTCGAATCCGTCGAACCACGCAAAAAAGGCGCGCTCGGCTTGCTCGCGCGTGCGCGGCATATCGTCCAAGCTTGGGTGGTATACCGCCTCGCCCATCATATCAAACAACACTACGCGATATCCGCGCTTTGTGTTTTCGTAGTCTTTGGTGCAGGTTTCAGTTACTTTGAAAAACGCACCGCCAGCCACTACGCACGCGCCCACAATGCGCGAATGATGGAAGCGCAGGGTACTGTCATCGCAATAGTGCGACCATCCTTCGAGCGCGGCTTGTGCGTTGAGTTTGGGCGTTTTCCTTTGCGCGTCAGTGAAAACATGGGCGAACAGCGCGGTGGCAATAGTTTTTATGGTTTCCGGTGTCATGTTAATTGCTCCTGTATTGGATTGTATAGTGTAAAAGATTCTCTTACATGGATCAAGCGGGCGCTGTGCAATCTATCTCGCCAAAAACTTGATGCGGTAGATTTACTTCAAAACAATCATTTGCGATAACGTACGCATCGCCGTAGTAATCAACGATCGCTGCACGCGCTACTGCTTCGCTGCTGGCGGTAGCATGTATGTGGTCAACGTTGCCGCGCTTGATACCTACCACTTTAAAACCGTATTGCTTCATAGTGTACCCTCATCAGGAAGTTTCAGAATAGGCCGGAATTGCCCGGTGCCGATAGTGTAAAAGAATATTTTACGCAACGTCAACTATTTTATGCATTGCTACCAGGCGACAGGATACTTACGCAAAACTTACAAGGCTGGGCAATGGTTAGGTAACGATTGGCTAATTGTCGCGGGTGTCGTTGCCCATGATAGGGGACTGATTGATAACGGTATTTTGCTGTACTGGGTTATATTGTCATGTATTCTTCTTAGTTGAAAAAATGAATATATACTGTATAACCGTACAGTAGCTACAGTGGCGCGCTGAGTCCACGCTGTGATCGTCGCCCGGCAGCGACTGAAAACTCATTGCCCAGATTGCCTAAATGACCCATAACTGCCCGCGCCAGCAAACCGGCGCCCCGCCGCAAGTAGCACGCATTCCGCGATTGCCAAAACTGCCAATGGTTTAGCCGTTGCCTAGATTGCCTATCCGTTCGCAATTGCCTAGATTGCCTATCGCCACCAAGACAATGTTAGTAGGCACTAACTAACCAGGAAAATGTTAGTGTGTGCTCACTTAGTTAGTGTGTGCTCACTCAGCTGGTTAGTGTGTGCTCACATAGTTAGTGAGTGCTAACTGATTCGTGCTGCGCTGCAACAAGCCCCCCGGCTAGGGCCGACGGCGAGCTGGCTCTGGGCCGGAGGTATCGCACAAATTTTTTATTTTTTTTGCTACACTCAACCGCGTCTAGGTCTTTTAGGCTATGCCCAATGACATTCAAGAGTCTTCCGCTCACAGTTCGAGAAGTGCGCGCCACCGAGGCGACGTTAGAGCGTATATACGCTGCTGCATACTTAGGGTTAAAGAATGATTCATTAGCATTAGCAGCAGGTTTACTACCTGTGGAGTACAAGCGACTGAAAGAGTTTGACCATATAGCCCAAATAGCCGAACAGAAGGGCCGCGCTGACAGCGAGATGGAAAGCAGCCAGCTTTTGCTAGACGCCGCTCGGGCGGGCGACGCCAAGGCCGCGCTGGCCATCTTGCAGCACGCTCACGGCTGGGTAGCCAAGCAGTCCATCTCTGTCGAGGTAGATCAGCGCATCAGCGTCATTGACGCCCTGCGCGCGGCGGAACAGCGCACCATCGAAGGGCAAGTAACTGAAGTGATTGAAGCCCCGCCAATTAAAATCGAAAGTCACAATGCAGAAGCCCATTTACAGTCCAGATGATGAACAGTTGTTGATGACCCGGCTATGGTCGCCGCAGGTCAAGGACGATCCCGAAGCGTTTGCGTTGTTTGCCTTCCCGTGGGGGCAGGAAAACACACCACTGGAAAAGTACAAAGGCCCGCGCATGTGGCAGCGCCAGGTGTTGAGGAACCTCAAGGCGCACATTCAGAAGAACAAAGGCCAGATCGACATGGACACGCTGCGTTCGGCGGTGGCATCCGGGCGCGGTATCGGCAAGTCGGCCCTTGTCTCATGGCTTATCCTGTGGATGCTGTCTACGCGGATTGGGTCGAGCGTCATCGTCAGCGCCAACTCCGAGGCGCAACTTCGGTCGGTGACATGGGGCGAGCTGACCAAGTGGTCTACGATGATCATCAACGCGCACTGGTGGGAGATCAGCGCGACCAAACTCCAGCCCGCCAAGTGGATATGCGATCTGGTGGAGCGCGACCTTAAGAAAGGCACGCGCTACTGGGCGGCGGAGGGCAAGCTGTGGTCGGAGGAGAACCCAGACAGTTACGCGGGTGTGCATAACCACGACGGCATGATGCTGATCTTTGACGAGGCCAGCGGTATTCCTGACGGCATCTGGTCAGTGGGGGCGGGCTTCTTTACGGAGAACATCCTTGACCGCTATTGGTTTGCGTTCAGCAACCCACGGCGCAATACGGGGTACTTCTTTGAGTGTTTCAACGCCAAGCGCGACTTCTGGCAGACCCGACAGGTGGACGCGCGGACGGTGGAGGACACTGACAAGCAGGTCTACCAGCAGATTATCGAAGAGTACGGCGAGGACTCCAGCCAGGCGCGGGTGGAGGTGTATGGGGAGTTTCCGTCTAGCGGCGACGATCAGTTCATCGCACCGACGCACGTAGCTGACGCAGCCGCACGACCGCGCTACAAGGACGAAACGGCGCCGATAGTGATCGGTGTCGATCCGGCACGGGGCGGCGCGGACTCGACCGTGATTGCTGTGCGGCAGGGGCGTGACCTGGTGGCTATTCATCGCTACCACGGCGAGGATACGATGGCGATTGTAGGCCGGGTGATTGACGCCATCGAGGAATATAAGCCGACGCTGGTGGTGCTGGACGAAGGCGGTTTGGGTTATGGCATACTTGACCGTCTGCACGAGCAGCGGTACAAGGTGGTTAGGGGCGTGAATTTTGGCTGGAAAGCTAAAAATCCGGTCATGTACGGCAACAAACGGGCCGAATTATGGGGTTCCATGAAAGAATGGCTGAAAACTGCTTCCATTCCGAACGATAGAAGGTTAAAGTCCGACCTGACTGGGCCTACCATAAAACCAAACTCTTCGGGTACAATTTTTTTAGAAGGCAAAAAAGAAATGAAAGCCCGAGGGTTGGCGTCGCCCGATGCGGCAGACGCACTAGCGGTGACGTTTGCGTTCCCGGTAGCTCATCGGCAGTATGTGGAAAAACCGCGTAATATCGCGTCCTATGATCGGTCTGGTGTACTGACATCTTGGATGGGGGCTTGATGGCAAAGAAAAGCGTATCTCTCAGCGTTGGGCGGGGCGAAAAGCTGCCCGTCAGCAAAGGCGCTGGCCTTACCGCTAAAGGGCGGGCTAAGTACAACGCAGCTACCGGCAGCAAGCTAAAAGCACCGGCGCCATCTCCCAAGACCCAGGCAGACAAGGGCCGCAAGGCCAGCTTTTGTGCGCGCATGTCTGGCGTAGTGGCCAAGGCCAAAGGGCCAGCCGAGCGCGCCAAGGCGTCACTTAAACGATGGAAGTGCTAACTATGCCACTTGTAAAATCACCCTCTAAAACCGCGTTTCGCAAGAACATTGCGGCTGAAGTCAAGGCAGGCAAGCCGGTAAAACAAGCCGCTGCTATCGCGTACTCGGTGCAACGTAAAGCCGCCCGCACAAAGAAGAAGTAATGGCGACGATCAACAAAGACCCAACGGGCATTCAGAAAGCTGGCGACGTGGCCGCCCGTGGCGGGCCTGATCAGAAAGACCACCGCGACGCGCTCCAACTTATGCGCGACAGGCTTAAGCAGGCCATCGGCGCGTACTCGGAAAGCCGCGAAGACGAGTTGGACGACCTGCGCTTCATGGCGGGTTCTCCTGACAACCAGTGGCAATGGCCACAGGATGTGCTGGCGACTCGCGGCTCGGTGCAAGGCCAGACCGTCAACGCGCGGCCCTGTCTGACCATCAACAAGCTGCCGCAGCACGTTCGTCAGGTGACGAATGAGCAGCGCCAGAACCGTCCCAGCGGCAAGGTGATCCCGGTCAATGACCAAGCCGACATCGAGGTCGCGGAGGTGCTGGACGGCATCGTGCGGCACATCGAGTATATGTCGGACGCTGATGTGGCCTACGACACCGCGTGCGAGAACCAAGTCACCTACGGCGAGGGTTACATTCGCATCCTGACCGAGTATTGCTACGAGGATAGCTTCGATCAGGACATCAAGATCGCCCGCATCCGCAACAGCTTTTCGGTCTACATGGATCCGTTGATCCAAGACCCGTGCGGGGCAGACGCCGAGTGGTGCTTCATCACTGAAGACCTGATGAAAGAGGAATACGAGCGGCTGTATCCAAACGCCGCGCCGTTGTCTTCCATCATGGCGCAAGGCATTGGCGACCAAGACATCAGCCAGTGGATCACGCAAGACACCATACGCATTGCTGAATATTTCTACATAGATCACAAAGAAGACACGCTGTACCTATATCCAGGTAATCAGTCTGTGTTCAAAGGTTCGCCGCAAGACAAGACGCTGCGCTCGATGGGACTGGCGCCTATCCGTGAGCGCAAGGTAGACCGCAAGCGCGTCATGTGGATGAAAACCAACGGTTTTGAGGTGTTGGAAGAGCGCGAGTGGGCGGGCGAGTGGATTCCGATTGTGCGTGTGGTAGGTAACGAGTTCCAAGTAGACGGTCGCATTTTCATCTCCGGGATTGTCCGCAACGCCAAAGACGCACAGCGGATGTACAACTACTGGACAAGCCAAGAGGCCGAAATGCTGGCGCTGGCCCCGAAAGCGCCGTTTATTGGCTACGGTGGGCAGTTTGAGGGCTATGAGTTCCAGTGGAAGACCGCCAACACGCAAAACTGGCCGTATCTGGAGGTCAATCCTGACGTTACAGACGGCGCAGGCGCTGTTCTGCCGCTGCCGCAGCGCGCGGCCCCACCGCTGCCTCAGACGGGCCTCATACAAGCCAAAATGGGGGCGTCTGAGGACATTAAGACCACCACAGGTCAGTATGACGCAGCACTGGGGCAGGTGTCCAACGAACGCTCGGGCAAGGCTATCATGGCCCGCGAGCGTCAGTCAGAGATAGGCACCTATCACTATGTGGACAATCTGGCTCGCGCGGTGCGTTACGTCACGCGCCAACTGGTGGACTTGATTCCCAAGATTTACGATACCCAGCGGATTGCTCGAATCATCGGGATCGACGGCGAAACCAATATGGTCAAGATCGATCCGACGCAGCAAGAGCCGGTCAAGAAGATTGTCGATCAGGCTGGGATTGTCATTGACAAGATTTACAACCCGTCTGTGGGGCGTTACGACGTTGTTGTGACCACTGGCCCGAGCTACATGACCAAGCGTCAGGAAGCCATGGACGCGATGAGCCAGATTCTGCAAGGCAACCCGGCGCTGTGGGCAGTGGCTGGCGATCTGTTCGTCAAGAACATGGATTGGCCGGGCGCTCAGGAGATGGCGGCGCGGCTTCGCAAGACGATTGACCCCAAACTTTTGGCTGATACTGACAACGATCCTGCCTTGCAAGCGGCTCAGAAGCAGATTGAGGCGATGGCAGGCGAAATGCAGGCCATGCACGAGATGCTGATGAACGTCAATCAGTCAATCGAGGCTAAGGACGTAGCGGTTAAAGAGTTTGAGGCCAAGATTAAGGCGTTTGACGCCGAAACCAAGCGCATTTCGGCTACTATGGCGGGTATGACCATGGAGCAGATTCAAGATATTGTCATGGGAACCATGGCCGCAGTCAACGATGTTGGCGATTTGATCCCGCCTTCGGAGATGCAAGGGCCAATTGAACAAAGTTCACAAAATGAAAGCATGGAAGCACCCCAGATTGAAGCCGCGCCGATGCCCAACGTCGCGCCGCAAGGAGGACAGGTATGAAATGCGCTGAGTTTGTGGGTATGATGTTTTTGGGGCGTGATGTCGCGCACTCGGTGCATCTGAATACCCGTAGTTTCTCCAAACACATGGCTTTGGGAACTTTTTACGACGGTATTATTGACCTGGCGGACAAATTTGCAGAGGCGTATCAGGGTAAACACGGTCTGATTGGCCCCATTGCGCTAATGAACGCTAAAAACACCGCCAATATCCTTGATTTTTTGCAGGGCCAAGCCGAGGACATTGAAAAAGCCCGGTATGAGGTCTGCGAAAAGACCGAAACCGCGTTGCAGAACATCATTGACGAAATCGTGGGTCTGTACCTGTCTACGATCTACAAACTGAGGTTTCTGGCATGAGCAACCTGAGTGGACAAGCCGGTGAGCTGCGGTTCAAACTTCAGATCACACGCAAGGAAACTGGAAAAGTCGATGAAGTCGAATTGGTCGGTTTCTTGGACGAAGAAAAGCTAAAGGAGATTCAAAATGGCTGTAACCCACAGCACAGCAGCACGCAACGCAGCAACTGACGCTGTTACCGCGCTGATAAGCACCAGCGGCAAGCTGGTGTTTCGCATTTCACCGTCTACGGTGGCAAGCCCTGGCACCGCAGTGGCTACGCTGTCGTTTTCCTCGACAGCCTTTGGAGCATCGTCCAGTGGTACGGCTACAGCCAACGCAATTACTGCTGACACCAACGCCACGGGCAATGCATCTCCGGTGGCATTCGCCACAATGCAAACCAGTGGCGGCACGATAGTCGTGCAGTGTTCGGTGGCTGCGTCTGGCTCGGACATCAATATGACCAACGGCCTGACGGTAGCGGCTGGTGACACGGTGTCCTGTTCTAGTCTTACCTATACCGCACTTAGCGCGTAACTGA